GTTAACTGAGAACATAAGCAATATTTAATAAAAAAATTATAGGAGAAAAATTTATAATGAGTGACCTAAGAATTGGGTTTATTGGACTAGGTAAACTAGGACTAGATTGTGCAGAAGTATTTGCAGAGAAATACCCAACATGCGGTTATGATGTAAGCCCAAGAGAATCCGAAACCGTAACAGTATATCCCACTGTTAAAGAAACCGTTGATAATAGTGATTGGATCTTTATCGCAGTACCTACCCCACACGAAGAAGAATACGGTGGCGGGGTACCAAGTTGCCATTTAACTCCTAAAGATTTTGGTTATAATATTGTTAAAGACTCTTTGCGTGAAATTAATAAACATGCCACAACAGAAAAAAATATTGTATTAATTAGCACAGTATTACCGGGTACAACAAGACGTGAGTTTGATAACTTACTTGATAATCATACATTAATTTATAATCCTTATCTTATTGCTATGGGCTCAGTCAAATGGGATATGCGTAATCCAGAAATGGTTATCATTGGTAGTAAAGATGGCAACGATCCAAGACGCGAAGAACTTATTGAAATTTATAAAGGCATAATGGATAATGATCCTCGCTATGTAGGTGGCACATGGGAAGAAGCAGAAGCAATTAAAATCTTCTACAACACATACATTTCAGCTAAGGTAGGCATTGTTAATATGATCCAGGACTTTGCAATGAAAATTGGTAATATGAATGTAGACAATGTAACTGACGCACTTGCTAACTCAACAATACGTTTACAATCTCCTAAGTATATGACAGCAGGCATGGGCGATAGTGGTGCATGTCACCCACGTGATAATATTGCTTTACGATGGTTAGCAGAAGAATATGAAATCGGTTATGATATGTTTGATACTATTATGCGAGCTCGAGAAATACAAGCAGAAAACCTAGCTAAGTTCTTAGTTAAAGAAGCATTAGATAATGATATGAAAACGGTTGTTATTCATGGCAAGGCATACAAGCCAGACGTAGAATACTGCATTGGTTCTTATTCTACACTTGTTGGACATTATGTCGAAGCACAAGGATTCCATGTTGTTTACTTAGATCCACTCAGTGATGATCCAACCGATGTTGTTGATACTATAGATGAGCCATCTGTTGTGTTATTAGCCCATAACAAAAAGGTTACATACGGTTATGTAACAGAATTTAGTAATGATGACTTGACAGACCATTTTTACGCTGATATTCCAGAATTTAGCGTCATTGTTGATCCTTGGCGTAAGATGCCAAAGTCAACACCAAACTATAAAGTAATACATTATGGCAACACCAGACCAGAATAATCAATACTTTTGGAAAACAGGGCATATTAATTTGCCTTGGAAGAATAATGAACATAGAATGTTAAACTATGTTCGTGAACCATACAATGATCCTAGAGATGCACAGTATTGGAGAGACTTAGGTTTTACTCATGAGCATTTCACAGGTGAAATGTATGATATGAAAAACCCTGAGCTACCTTGGATGGGAATTGATCAACTTAAACAAGTATTTCCGTTTGAACACTTTAGTTGGTCTTTTTATAAAATGACATCAGGTGTCATTCTTCCTAGGCATGTTGATCGTTTCGTTAAGTTTAAAGAAATGTATGACTGTAAAGAAAAAACAGTTGTTCGTGCTCTTATCATGTTAGAAGATTGGAAACATGGCCACTATTTAGATATGGATGACAAAGCTATTGTAGATTGGAAAGCAGGCGACTATGCTATATGGACAAGTGATGTACCTCATACAGCAGCAAACATAGGATTTGATGATCGTTATACACTTCAAATAACAGGTCTATTAGATTTATGAAGTATGACATTGTAGTATATTCAACACCATATACTCCATTGGAACGATTGCCTTGGCATTTAGGAAACATTAAAGGCTTTCTAAATATGCAAAATGTAAGTTCGTTTATCATCGACGGAAGTGTGGAGCTATGCAAGTATTCAGACCAACATAGCTTATCCATTGATGATATGATGCTATCATGTGTTGATGAATATCCAATGGACCATATTAAAAAGTTCATCAACGACGAAGCACAACGAGTAGTTAAATTAACAGATTATTTGCATATTAATATGTATTACGATCACTCTACACTAACTGCTTTAATGTTAGCAGAAGCTGTAAAAAAATATAAACCAGAGATGAAAATCCTAATAGGTGGAGAAGGCATACGTTATAGAATGCCTAACGTTATTAGAAAACATTATAATCATCCACTTGCTACTAATGTTGGCAACTTAGCTATTAATTTAAATATAGCTGATGATTATGTAATCGGCGATGAAGAATTTTCTATTTTAAACTTCCTAAATGATAAAAAAATAGATAGTGAATATCAAATTGCATCTTACGAAAATCAAGTTTTGGTTGATTACGATGATTTAGACTTAGATTATTATACCGGACAAGTTAAAGGACAACCAGTTCAAATTCCTGTCAAAACTAGTAAAGGTTGTATTAAAAAATGTGACTTTTGCGTGTATTCCTCGCTGGACTATAGTTACAGAGGATGGCAAGATGTTGCTAAACAACTTATATCGCTGACAGAAAAATATAAGAAAGAAATATTGATGTTGGATTATACTGTCAATGGCAATATGAAAGAAGTAAAGAGTTGGGTCAATGAAATTGCAGAATATAATAAAACAGCCGAAACCCCAGTTAGATGGGCTGCCAGCGGTTGGGTATGTAGACGTCCGGGCGGATTAAACACACCTGAATTTTTTGATAAGATTACCGCATCTGGTTGTCAAAGTTTAAACATTGGTATTGAGTCTGGAAGCGATCATGTATTAAAAGCAATGAATAAACAGATTGATTCAGAAAGCATATATTACGAATTAGAACAAATGAAAAGAGCTGGCATTCATTTTGTATTAACGTTTGTGCATGGGCATTGGAGTGAGAGATGGGAAGATTTAATCGAGACCGCTAAATTATTTGCTCGTCTTGGACCATATACTAGAGAAGGATTACTAGGGTCATTTACGTCAAATACATTCACAGTTAAAAAGTTAGCACCAGTATCAAAACAATTTGATAAAAATAAAATCCAAATGGTGGCACCATCACATTGGTGGACAGAATTAAATCCAGAGCTAACAGGTAAAGAACGTTTTTATAGAACATTATTGATGTTAAAACTTTCGTCGATGTTAAACATTCCACCTACATTCCATGACGCTTATGAACATGAACACAAGAAAATAAAAAGCGAATTTGAAAAAGCAAAAGAGTTTTATAAAACATTGCCAGTACAAGATAGCAAAGCAGAATACTACTATAATAATTTTGATGAGTTTTTAGAAATATTAAAACAAGAAATAAAACAGGATGAATGGGAGTTAGATATAGATACAACTGTCATTGATAACAATAGTAATTTAAAGTTAATAGTTATGTTTAACAACAAAGAAATAACATTACCAGCTAAAGTTAATCCTGCTGATTTAAATAAGCTATCATTTAAAATGATTGGTAAAACATCAGCTCATACAGAAGTATCTGAGTCTGGTGAGATATTGAAAGATGCATATATTCGAGTTAATAAGTTAACATTAAATGGTTGGAATTTACTTGCAAATGGATTAGGACAGTTTTTTGTTAACGACACAAAAGAAGAGTTTTACAATGGCTTTTGGATAAACGAAAGCGAGCTGGTATTTGAAATACCAAATCCATTTGAAATATGGTATTCTCTAAACTCAAATGAGAATCAAGAATTTCCGGTATTAAACTTAACATATCATACACCTGTGCATAGAAAAGAAATCGATAATGATTATTATGTCAGGGAAATGGAAAAATTATTAGAACAACTATGATAGTAAATTCACATAACGAATGGGATCAACTTAGATCTGTTGTAGTTGGTACAGCTACAAACGCAAATTGGCCAAGTGATGATCCTGTCTTTGCACAAGAAATGAAGGATGCTCCGTGGAAAGAAACTCCTCCGCCATCAGGACCAGTATCGCAACAGGTAATAGATGAGGCAAACGAAGATTTATGGGGTTTATCTGAAATACTAATTAAAGAAGGTGTTACAGTATATCGTCCGGCAGATATTGACTTTCCTGCTATTAAAGGAATGTATAACTATTGCCCACGTGATAGATTGTTAATAGCAGGAGAAGTAGTTGTTGACCCTGCAATGATGTATCCTTGTAGAGATTTAGAAATACAAGCATTAAATAGAATACCGGAATCTGCCCCCACAATAACAATGCCGCGTGATGCCGGCATGGTATTAGATGCTGCAAATATTTCTAGATTTGATGATCAATGGATTATGTTAGAAAGTGCGTCAGGTAATAAAGAAGCATATGAATGGTTATGTGATAACTTTTCGCAGATTGATATTGAACTTGTAAACTTTTATGCAGGCGTACATATTGATAGTACAATTAGTCCTGTTAACGAAGATCTTATACTTGTTAACGGTAATAGGGTTACAGAAGATAATTTACCAAAGACATTACAAGATAGAGAAATCATTTGGGTTGATGATGTTGTACCACAAGATTTCGTTGATTATCCTTATGCAAGTAAGTGGATTGCGATAAATACATTAAGTATTAATCCTACCACAATAATAGTTGATGCTGCTCAAAAAGAATTAATTAAAATCTTAGAGAAAAAAGGAATTACAGTTATTCCTCATAGGTTAAGACATAGTAGAACATTAGGTGGTGGGTTCCATTGTGTTACATTAGATTTACATAGAGAGGCATAAAATGCAAGTTGCATGGGCATTAAGTGAAAACTTAAAGAGTGGACAAATAGATTCAAACCAATTAAAAAACATTGCTCCGATATGGGGTCCATATTCTACATGGAATGATTATCGCACAGATAATGTTATTTGTCACGATAATAAAAAAGCAAAAGAATTAATATCTAGAGCGTTTCATGCTATTTTTAATTTATATCTTCCGAAGTCTAGTTATATTGAATTAGGTAGACCACAGGGTGTTAAGTTATACGAAGGCGATTTTAAGGATCCGTTAATTGATTTAAAAGAAGATATCGTTACATTAAATTTAACATCTCAAAATTATGAGGTTGTATTAATGTATGGATGGGATCTATCTCCTGTAGATGAAAACGAAGATAAGATTGTACAGCATAAAGCTAAAACGTATAGAAATAATATTGCCACTATTATTAAATCTAATCCAAATATTCAATATGTATTAGTTGACTATAATGGAAAGTTAGCAAAGGATTTTAAAGATTTGGAGAATTTATCACAAGACACAATGTCTAGTGTTAAAGAATTGTTATTATAAAAAAAGGGCTTTACGCCCTTTTTTATTATTTTAAACCTGCTTTTAAGTCAGCAATCATATCAGCTTTCTTTTTACGTCTATCAAGTTTAATACCTTTTGATTCGGCGTATTCATCTAATTGCTTTTTAGTCATTTTGTCAAATGATAATTCGGATGCTGCGCTAACAGGATGTCTACCGCGAGAAGAAGATTTCTTCTTACTAACTTTCTTTTTAGAAGTTTTCTTTTTACTTGCTTTCTTCATTGGTGCTTCTGTTTTAGGTTCTTCTTTAACCTGTTCTTCTTTTAATTCTAAAACTGCTGGTTCATCTTTGCCAAAACCAAAAGCTCTTAATAATTTTTTAAACATTGTAATTTCTC